CATTTTATTGTTACGAAAAAAGAATCTGGATATCCTGCAGAAAACACTACAATTTCTTTGAATGGTGTTGAATATGACAACTCTAAAATATCATTAGGGATTTCTGGAGACCAAACTTTGTATAAAGTTGAAATTGCAGATAGAAATGCAACGTTGCAAACTTATGCAACTCCACCAACAGTAAAAGCTTTAGTTAGTGGACCTACAGCATCTCCAAATCCTGAAGCAACAATTGTTGCTGTATTGTTTAAAAATACAGTACTTAACTATTCTCCAAACAATATAAAATCTTTATACTCTGTATTTGGATCTGGTAATACGAATAAGTTTAGTGCTGATATTGATTTGAATAGAGAAAAATATTCTAATGTTACACAAGTAACTTCATTTACTTTTTCTGGGACAAAGGGTTATAAGTATCTAGAATCAAATGGTTTTGGTGATGATGCATCAAAATATTTGCAACAGGGTGACCTAATTCAATTTACAGATTCTACTGGAAATGTTAATAAGTCTATTGTACAGTATACAACTAGCCCAGAAGGAACTATAAAGACAAGAATATATTTAGATTCTGTTTTACAAGAAAATGTATTAAATTCATCTGTTGTTTCTGTAAGACCAAAACAATCAAATACAACGTCATCAACTTTATTATTCCCAACAGGTAGTAAGCAGACAAAATCTTTAGTAAAAGATGTATCCGATTCTAAATTTAAATATTATTTTAGAAGAGATTTTGTTGTTGAAGCTACTTCTTCTGGAGGTAATTTAACTTTTGCTGCCCAATTACCATTTGGAACACAGAGATTTGTAAAATACGAAAAAGAGAATTATATCATTACTGTTCTAGATAAAGGATCTTCTACTGAAGCAGAAAATGGAGATATTCTTTATATTGATGAAAGTTATGTAAATATCTCTACTTCTACAGATTCTACAAGTGGTCTCACTTCTGGAAGTGTTACTATTAATCTCCCCAGTAATTTCTTTGGAGAAAATCTTTCAGCACCTTTCCCTACATTAAAACTAACAGCAACATTAGAAGTTTCAAGGGCAAAACCAAGATTAAAAACTTCAATTGCTAATAAGAGAATTGTTATTTCATCTAGCGGGGATAGAGTAATCCCACTTAGAGGATATGATTATGACACAGAAGATACTAAATCATTTAGCTACTCCGATGCATACAAGTTAAGATATGTTTATGTTGGTGGAGCAAATCCACCTGTAGTTGATCTAAGTGGAAATTTGATTAGTGGTGAAGATGTAACAAATAGATTTACATTTGATAATGGTCAAAGAGATACTTTTTATGATATTTCAAGAATTGTATTGAAACCTGGATTTGAATCACCAAACGGTCAATTAGTTGTTGGATTTGATTATTTTGAACATTCTCAAGGTGATTTCTGTACTGTAGATTCATACTTACATGAAGCTGGTGTTGGCGAAGAAGAAATTCCAGATTTTAATTCTTCTGTTTATGGCAATCTTTTACTCAAGGATGTCGTTGATTTTAGACCAAAAGTAGATACAACATCTTTAATAACTGGATTCCAAGACAATTCTATTTTAAGCAAGTCCAATTTTATTAGTTTCAATGGACCTGGTGGTGTATCAAGTAGCACTCCAGCAATTGATTCAAATATTGATTATACAATTTCATTCAGTCAATCACAATACTTAGATAGAATTGATGGAATATTCTTGACTAAGAAAGGAGATTTTGTTGTTAAAAAGGGCAATTCTTCTTTGAACCCAACAAAACCAGAATCTATAGATGATAGCATTCCTTTGTATTATGTTTATATTCCTGCATTTACAAATACAAGTGAAGATGTAAAAATTATTGCAGTTGACAATCGTAGATATACGATGCGTGATATTGGAAAATTAGAAAAGCGTATTGAGCGTCTTGAACATTATACTACATTAAGCATCCTAGAGCAACAAGCTTTGAACATGCAAATCAAAGATGAAGTTGGCATTGATAAATTTAAAGTTGGATTTATTGTTGACAATTTTGAATCTCATAAAGTTGGTAACTTATCTTCTATTGATTACAAGTGTTCTATTGATACACAACAATCAGTATTAAGACCAGAAGCAAAAGAAGATTCTTTAAAAATTGAAGAGTTATATCAATCAAATGAAGAAAGATCAATTAGTGGTTATGTTAACAATGATGGTATTGTTACTTTACCATTTACAAATTTAAATCTTGTTCAAAATCAATTTGCTACAAAGAAAATTAATCCAAATCCATTTGTAGTAATTCAATATGCTGGTGATGGATCTTTAAGTCCACAAGTAGATCAATGGTATGACAATACTACAAAACCATTGGTTGTAAATGATAATGTTGGATTGTTCTCTATTTTTTCTGCAAAACAAACTACTGATTCTGCTATATCAAGTATTTACAATAATTATATTGTTAACTGGGTTGGAACAGATAGAACGTTCTATAACATTGATCCTCTTACTTCTTTAAATGTAGAGAAATCTAAGACAAGTGTAGATCTAGCTTTGATTTCCAGTAGTTCTAATATAAGTCCTCAAAATTATGAACTTGCGCAAGGTATCAATAGAAATGTTATTGGAAACAAATCTGTATTGAATGCTGTTCAATATTATGCAAGAACCCAAGCAGTTAAATTTACTGTTGGTAGAATGAAGCCAGAAACTGAAATATTTGTTTTCATGGAAGGAACAAATATTGGAAGATGGGTTAATCCAGACTTTAAGTTTACTGGTATTGCTGGAAACTCTTCTACTGCTTTTGGAAGATCTATTGTTACAGATGAAAATGGAAATGCAAGTGGTGTCATTATTATTCCAGCAGGTTCTGCTCCAGTAGAAGGATCTTCTTGGAATAATAATATAGAATCTATAACTTATGATACTACAGGAAAATCATTAAGATTCCCTACTGGCATAAAAACTATTAGATTTACATCAAGTTCTGAAAATGAAAGTAAAAATACTGTAGAAACTTATGCAGAAGTAAAATATTATGCTACTGGTATTATTCCACAAAGTCCTTCTTCAATTATTTCAACAAGACCATCTTACTTTAAATCAAATGAAGGAGTACAATTAATTGATAGCAATACTGATATTGAAGTAAGACCAAATCCATTGGCACAAACTTTCAAAATTGAAAATTATAAAGGTGGTGTTTTTGCTACTGGTGTAGATCTTTTCTTTAACAAAAAGAGTTCTGACATTCCAATTAGAGTATATCTAACCAATGTAGATTTAGGAAAACCAGCAAAAAATATTATTCCAGGAACAGAGTGTTCTTTGAATCCAGAAACTAAGTTAAAAGTATATACAAGTGGTTCGTTACCTTTAAAAATTGGTGAACTTATCAATGGAGCAAAATCAGGTGCTTCTGGTCCACTTGCAAAAGTATATGATAAAAATAATTCAGAGGTTGTTGCTTCTGCTAGTGGAATTGTAACTTTAAATAATGAACAAGTTTATACATTAGTTCTTTCAAATTATAATGGAATTTACTTCACACAAAATGAAAAGTTAACAAGTGATACATTAACTGCTGAAAATAATCTAAAAGGCACTAATTTAACTGTAACTATTGCAAAAGATTCTGGAAAAATCTCTGAAATCTTAATTGATTCTGTAGGTAATAATTATGATAATGCTATTTTGAGTATTGAAAGTCCACAATTACCAGGAGGAACATCTGCTTCAGCTTCATGTAAAGTTTCTGGTGGTAAAATATATACGACAGAATTAGTAATTCCTGGTAGCGGTTATACAGAAAACCCATCAATCGTTGTAAGAGGAACAGGATCTGGTGCTGCTGGAGCAGTAGTTAAAGCAAAGATTGAAATTGATACTCCTGCAGTTGTTATGGGTGTAGCAAATGATGACTTTGATACATTTGCAGTGACCGATTCTACTACACCAACTAGATTTAACTTTAAGTATCCAATATATCTTCAAAATAATGCTAACTATGCTTTGGTTGTAGAAACTGATTCTACTGAATATGAAATGTGGTCTTCTAAATTAGGAGATTCTGACATTTCTACAAACATTACAGTTACAACTCAACCTGCATTAGGTTCTTTATATAAATCACAAAATATTGACAATTGGACAGAAGATCTTTTTGAAGATGCAAAGTTTACTTTATACAGAGCAGAATTTGATATTAGCAGAACAGCAGACTTGTTCATTAAAGAAAAATCTTTGGGGTATGAATCTTTAGAAATAGATCCAATTGAAACCTCATCTATATCTGAATCAACTGCTACTTCAACGCTGTTTAAAAATAACAACGCTATTGTAAAGGTTAATCATAAAAATCATGGATTTGAAGATAAAGGAAATTCTTATGTATTCTTTAATAATGCACAAGATGTTGGCGGAGTAACATCCGAAACATTGAATTCAACATTATTTGAAGTAACAAATGCAGGTGTTGATTCATACAATATTCAAATTCCTTACAGAGCTGGTAGTAGTGTTTTTGGTGGAGGCAATTTAATTGCTTCTTATAACAGAAAATATGAAAAACTATATGCACAAGTTCAATATATTCAATCGGAAGGAACATCTATTAATTCATTTGTAAAAACTACTAATATTGTCCCTGTTGATTCTTCAACACAAAATTATACTTCTTATTCAATATCTGATTATGAAAAAACATTTTTAAATGAAGAACATATCTTTACGAATCAAAAGGTAGTTGTTTCTGATATTAATAAAACTCTAAATGATATTGATAATTCGTTGACGTATAAGATTCAACTTTCATCAAGCGTTTCTTATTTGTCTCCTGTAATAGATGTTGAATCATCCTCAATTAAAACTTCAACAAATAGAGTTGAAAATGCAAATGGCAAAGAGGATCGTTTTGGTAAGAGATATCAAAAACTTAAGTTTTAT